AGTACACCGTAGGTCCAGGCGGTAACCTCAATGGCACGCGTCCGATCAAGATCATCGAAGGACCGGTCGCGGCCTACATCATGGACCAGAACCAGAATCGTTATCCGGTACAGGTCATCCCGCAAGACCGATGGAACATGATAGGTCTATTGACCAATACATCGAATATCCCGGATACGATCTTTTACGATCCGCAATATCCCTTGGGCATCATCAACGTCTTCCCGACGCCCAACGAAAGCAACACACTGTATTTCGATGCCTACTTACAGCTCACGGACTTTTCGAGCCTTACCTCGCCCATGAGTTTCCCGCCGGGCTACGAAGCGGCGATATTCAGCAATCTGGCAGTCTGGATCAAACCGTTTTTCAAGGATGCACAGTTGGATCCCGATGTCAGGGAATTGGCTTCCAAGACGCTGGCGGCTATCAAGCGCACCAACATGCGCCAGAACATCGCGAACTATGATGCGGAAATCGTCAGCCGGGCATCGCCGACTTACAACATCTACAGGGACTCGACAGCGGGACGATAGCCATGGAAACCCCTTTCTTCGGCGGGACCTATCAATCGCTTTCGCCAAACCTGGCGGACAACCGCTGCATGAATCTGATCCCCGAAATCGTGGAAACGAAGGACGGGAAGCAGATCGGTGGTTTCTATTCCACACCAGGCCAGAAGAACCTGTTGACGCTTTCCAACAGTGGATCGGGCGCTGTGTCCGGTCCTTTGCGTGGTCTTCGATCTGCCGCCAACAAGAAACTGATTGCGGTTTTCGGTAACCAAGTCGTACAGATCGACATCAACAACAACGTCACGGCATTGGGCCATCTCAATACCGCTAGCGGTCCCGTTTCGATCATCGATAACGGTTCGCAATATGCAGTGTTTGATGGCTTTCAGGGATGGTATTGGTCGTCGGGAACATGGGCACGGATCACCACGATTCCCAATTTTTCATGGGTCGCTACCATCCAAGACGAATTTGGGATTGTGGGCATATGGGGAACGAATCAATTCTACCAATCCAATCTCAATGACCTGAGTACATGGGATGAATTGAATTTTTCCAGTGCTGACTCGGAACCGAGCAACATTCAAGCGATTGTCACGCTCTTTCGGCAGCTATGGGTCGTCAAGGAACGATCCATCGAGATATGGAATAACGCCGGACTCAATGGCTTCGCCTTTCAACGCATGGAAGGCGCTTTCATCAATGTCGGTTGCGCAGCTCCTTTCTCCGTAGCTACCAGCGAGGACCGCGTTTTCTGGCTCGGTCAGAGCGACAAGGGTTCGTTGCAGGTCTATATCAACAACGGATATTCCGAACAGCGTATTTCCACGCATGCAGTCGAATATCAGATTTCCAGTTATCTGCAATTGAGTTCCATCGGCATTGCCGATGCCATTGGCTTCTGCTACACACAAGCCGGTCATGTGTTTTACGTGCTGACCTTCCCCTCCGGCAATGCGACATGGGTCTATGACCTGACAACTGGACTTTGGCACGAACGCGGCGAGTTCATCGATGGTTCCTATAACCGGTGGGACCCATCGTGTTATGCCTTCTTCAACAAACAGCACGTGGTTGGATCATCGACCTCTCAACGTCTTTCGGTGCTTGATCTGCTATATGCCACGGATGACTTGTCTGTAACGCCGCCTAGCAATCCAAAACGATGGATGCGGCGTTGGCGATCATTGAAACAACCGATGAATGCACCGGTACGATTCGGATCGTTGAAGATTGACATGCAGACCGGAATCACGGTGGATAATTAATGCTTGACGTCCACATACTCACGCTACCGACTTCTCGCCAAGACTGGTTAAGCCAGTGCGTGGATTCGGTCATGGATGCCTCTAACCGCGCAGGTTTTACGGTTGATGTGCATGTCCTTGAAGGTATTAAAGGTCATATAGGTCAAGGCCGTGCCAAGGGTTATGCACTTGGCAATCATCCATATGTGACGTGCGTTGATGATGATGACTATCTACTTCCTGATGCGTTCAAGCAAATGCACGGATATCTAGCACAAGGTGTTTCAGTGCTATGTACACCTGAGCTAGTCGAATTTCATGGAAGATCACCGCTTCAAGCGGGACTTACACGGCATCATCTAATTGCTTATCGACGTGATCAAATCATTGATCACTCACAATGGCCCTGTTGCGGCGATGTAGCACAACTATCTAGCGTTAGAGAAAATGCCATTGATCTAGTAGATGCGGCGTATGTTCATCGCATTTATTCGGATAGCTCTGCGCGTATTTTAAGGCGCGATCATCCTGGCGAATTGGAGAAGGCACGTGCCTAACATCATTCTTTCTCCTAATCGATGGAAGGATGGTAACAACACATCTCCACCTTCCGTATGGAACGGAACGTTATACGACTTCACAGGCTATGACGGAGGAACTACATCCATTTTTGCAACTGCAAATGCTGGCGATACGATTGCTTTCACTCTCAACAATCTATCTTCATCCAACGTTCCTATCATTCCCAACGGCTTTCAAGTATTGGTAAATGGTGTTCAGGTATACAGCTACGACCTCACGAAAGTCGGATCAGCAACGTTTTCATCATCCCCTCTCAATCATGGAGACCAAATACATATATGGGCCAATACACAGTACATTTCGACCTATGCGGTTGACTTCACTCTATCGTCACCGCCTCCACCGCCTCCCGTTATCCTTCCTTACGTTCGACTCACATGGTCTGATGATGGAGGGCATAACTGGTCCAATGCGCAGGAACAATCCATGGGCGCGATAGGACAAACGTCTCAGCGCGTCATCTTCCGTCGCATCGGTTCTACGCGCAGGAACACGGGTCTTGATCGCATTTTTGAGATTTCCAGCGACGCTTACACACAAGTGTGCTTGGTAGGCGCATCCATCGGAGACGGCTAAATGAGTTTCATGGTTATCGACAACTTTTGTGCTGACATCGATGCCGTGCGTCAATCCGCACTAGCCGCCGGGTTCGACACATGGCGACCCAACAAGGGCGAGGTCGGATCGTCTGTCTATGAGGGCATGGGCTTCTGGGGAAATCATGCCTTGATGCTGAAACCTCTCATGCAGGCGGTAGGCATCGTCCTTCCGAACACCATGTATTTTCGCTACACCGTTCCAGGCATGGAGAAAGCCTATATCCATAGTGATCGGGAGTCAGGCAACCACACGGCGATCTGCTATCTGACCGAGCATGAGGAAGAATATGGGACCGCCTTCTACAGGCACAGACGGACGGGGCTGACCGAAATGCCGTCCTTTTCGCAGATGCATGCGCAAGGCATCTTGGAAGAATTGAAAGCCGATATGGTGTCGCGCGACCCGGACAAGTGGATACCTACGGATTTCGTTCGGGGGAAAAAGAACAGGGCGCTTATCTTTCATGCTCCTTTGTTTCATTCGCGCTTTCCGATTGAAGGTATCGGAACGAAGGCGGATGATGCCCGCATGGTATGGGTGAGCCATTTTTTTAAACCGGGCGTCAATGGCGAATTGATCTAGGAGACGTGCTATGGCTGAGATTTGGGGAGCCGCAATCGCGGCAGGTGGCGCGATCCTGGGGGGGGTCATGTCTTCGCAGGGGGCGCAATCCGCCGCGAATACCGAAGCGGGAGCGGCCAATGCGGCCACGCAAGCGCAGCTCCAAATGTACAACCAGAATGTCCAGCGGTTATCGCCCTGGGTCAATGCCGGATCGTCGGCGTTGGGTACCTTACAAGGTTTGCTGCCATCGCTCACTGCGCCCTTCAGTGCGTCGCAGTATCAGGAAAGCCCGGGGTACAAATGGGAATTGGGACAAGGCCTGCAAGCCATTACCAATTCAGCCAGCGCGACGGGCGGAATCAATTCCGGCAATACGCTAAAGGCTCTTCTGACCTATGGCCAAGGCCTGGCGAATCAGGATTACCAGCAGGCTTTTCAGAACTATCTCAATCAGAACAATTCCATCTACAACATGCTTTCGGGACTGTCCAATACTGGCGCCAACTCGGCAGGCATGACGGCGGGTCTCGGCGCGAATACCGCCACACAGATCGGCAACAACATGATGGGAGCGGGCAATGCCATCGCAGCAGGAAAGGTGGCCGGAGCCAATGCGATTGGCAATA